CTGGCAATGCTCTTGTCTTTATGGGTAAGGATGGACTAAAACTCTATCCGCTAAACCGATATGTAGTAGACAGAGATGGTAACGGTAATGTTATAGAAATTATAACTAAAGAAACAATATCAAAGAAACTACTCAAAAAAAATTATCCAGCATTTGACCTAAAAAATAACTGGGAAAATGTTGATGACATATCAAATGATGAATGTGATGTTTATACACACTGCACCTTAGACAACAATCGTTGGGTGTGGCATCAAGAAGTATATGATCAGATTCTAACTAAGTCTATGGGTAAAGCACCTGTTGATGCTAACCCCTGGCTTGTATTACGTTTTAATCATGTAGACGGAGAGGTCTATGGACGCGGTAGGGTAGAAGAATTTATTGGTGATCTAAAGTCACTTGAAGCTCTGTCACAAGCAATGGTTGAAGGCAGTGCGGCAGCTGCTAAGGTAGTGTTTACTGTCTCACCAAGCTCTACTACTAAAGCAGCTACACTTGCTAAGGCAGGTAACGGTGCTATTATCCAAGGCCGTCCTGATGATATTGGTGTAGTACAGGTTGGCAAGACAGCTGACTTTTCTACTGCTTATCAAATGATAGGTACTTTAAGTCAACGCATTAGTGAAGCATTTTTAGTTCTTAATGTAAGACAATCAGAACGTACTACTGCTGAAGAAGTACGTATGACGCAGATGGAACTTGAACAACAACTTGGTGGATTATTTAGTCTACTAACTGTTGAGTTCCTTGTACCTTATTTAAATCGTAAACTTTCTGTTGCACAAAAGACTGGAGAGATCCCACGTTTACCTAAAGGTGGTATTGTTAAACCAACAATTGTTGCTGGTATTAATGCCCTAGGTCGTGGTCAAGATCGCGAAAGTTTAGGACAGTTCCTTCAGATTATTGCACAAACAATTGGACCTGAAGCTATTAGCACCTTTATCAATACTGATGAAGTTATCAAACGTCTTGCTGCAGCCTCTGGTATCGATGTACTCAATCTAGTAAAGAGTATGGAAGAACTACAGAGTGAACAACAACAAGCTATGGAACAACAACAGATGATGACTCAACAAGAACAAGCACCACAAATGGCTGCTGTTGAGCAAAAACGTGAACAGGCTGCTATGGAAATGATTCAGCCAGAACAAACACCCCAACCACCAATACAATAATATGGCAGAAATTCTTACAATGAATGAAACCCCCGCTGATCAGCCAGAATTAAATGCTGATGAGCAAGACTCACTAGCTGTTGCCGAGTCTGCTGAAAGGGAACAGCAACAGTTACTAGCAGGTAAGTTTAGTGATCCCAAAGAATTAGAAAAAGCTTACCTTTCCTTACAAAAAAAGTTTGGAGAACCACGTGAAGAAGCTGAACCTTCTGAAGAAGTAACAGAAGAAGCTGAACCACAAAACAATACAGAAGAACAAGAAGATTTTTCTAATCAACAGTTGTCAGAAGAGCAGGCAAATCAATTGTTTGAAATGGTTGGTGGTGAAAAAGTTTACCAATCAATGATTCAATGGGCTGGACAGAACTTATCTCAAGAAGAAACTCAAATGTATGATTCTGTGATGTCTTCTGGTAATGCTAGTTCTATTTACTTTGCTGTTCAAGCATTAAACAATAAGTTTACCGATGCTGTTGGTAACGATGGACAGCTTTTGACTGGACGTGGTAGTGCAGAAACTACTGCGGCATATCGTAGTCAATCTGAACTTGTTGCAGCAATGAATGACCCACGTTACGATAACGATCCTGCATATAGAGATGATGTTATGCGTAAACTTAACAACTCTGTTGATCTTAAATTTTAATGACTGTTACCACAAACGAACACGGACAACAAAACCTTTTTGCTAAAGAACCCACCATGTACACTGATAAAGATTATACTGTAACTCATAACGAAAAAGCTGAGATGCTTAACGGACGCTTGGCTATGCTAGGTATGATGGCTGCGTTTGGAGCGTATGTATTAACTGGTCAACTTATTCCAGGAGTATGGTAATGCCACAAGGTAAAGGAACTTATGGATCACAAAAAGGAAGACCACCTAAGAAAGGTGCTAAAAAGTAATGGCTAAAAAAGGTCTCTACGCTAACATCCACGCAAAGAAAATGCGTATAGCAAAGGGTTCAGGTGAGAAGATGCGTAAGCCTGGGAGCAAGGGTGCTCCTACTGCTGCTAACTTCAAACGAGCCGCTAAAACTGCTAAAAAATCATGATTGAATGCCCACAATGTACTGCGCCTCAGCAGTACGTTCTAGAACAGCTTCAGACTTCTGCTGGTGTGACAGACCGTACAGCACTGGCAGTCATTATGGGTAACATCCAACAAGAGTCTAACTTTAAACCTAACATCTGCGAGGGTGGTGCTATCGTTCCTTATGATAGATGTCTTCGTGGTGGTTATGGTTTAATACAATGGACTTCTAAACACCGTTACATTGGTCTTGGCAGCCATTGTGCTAAACGTAAGCAAGACCCTAGTGGTCTTCAATGTCAAACTGATTACATGATTAATGAAATGAGATTTAGAAAAGATCTCTATGCTTTTCAAACTAATTATCAAACAGTACGTTACTACATGAATGCTGCATACTACTGGTTAGGTTGGGGCATCCATGGTAACCGTACAAAATACACTTATTCTTTTTTAAACAAACTAAAATGAAATTTTTTGCTATCCTCCCCGCTGCTGTTATTCTTTCCACTCCTGCAGTTGCTGGTCCTTACGTAAATATTGAATCAGAAACGAAATTTGATGGTCTCAATTCAAATGGTACTATAATTCGCAACGATCTTGGTTATGAAAATAAACTAAATGATCGTGTGAAATTTTATATTCAAGGTGGTCCTGCATTGGTCCTTCCTGATGGAGGTACTGTAACAACTGAAGCATCTGCTAAATCTGGTGTCAAAGCAAGTCTTACTGAAAAACTTTCTGCCTATGGTGAAGTAAAAGGTATTACACAAGATCAAATCAATATCGGTAAACCAATTAAAGCATCAGCTAAACTTGGTGCTAAATACAGCTTTTAAAATTTAAACTTTTATTTATTAACACAATGGCATACGGACAGCTTGTACAAGATGTAGGTGGTTTAACTATTCCACCACATGATTATGTAGGTATTAGCCCATCAGCAACACCAAGTGATGGTACTACACCTCAAGTCTATACCTTTAAAACTGGCGGTGCAAGTGGTGACACTGTTTGCACATTATCAATTGTTTATGACGTAAGTCTAAATGTAGTATCAATTACAAAAATCTAATGTCTTTACATCTCAATCTATCCACTGGTAAATTTCTTAATAGTTCCACTTTATTTAAACTCAGCGACGCTTTACTATTAGATGTAAGCAGTGGTGAGATTGTTATGTCAAACCTACTTGTCCCTAGAGCAGGTGTAGACTTATTTAAACTTGCTAGTCTTGATTTAAACTTCTCACAATATAAAGCCCTTACAGATAGAGTTAGCGGTAAAAGTAACCTAATCACCTTCAACCGTGCCAGTGCTGGGACGTATGTGGACAGTGATGGGTTGATTAAAACTAGTCCGGTTAATTTGATTAAGTATAGTGAGGAGTTTGATCAGAGTTCATGGTTAGTAGCAAGTATCTCAACGACTGTAACGCCTAACGCTGCAACTGCTCCTGATGGGACTAATTCTGCGTCTCTGATTACGGCTCTTGCGAACAATGCATTAAATTCTAGTTTGATTTATCAAGAAGTTCTAAATCAATCAAATAAAGATTTAGTTGGAAGCATTTATGTCAAATCTTCTGGAAGTGCAAACATTGCTAGGTTCTTTGTTAATGGTAATTCGGGATTTGATAGACAGATCATTGATGTAACTTTGACAAACGAATGGCAGAGAGTGGTACTCCCTGTTTTTAACACATCGCAAGCTAATGCTTATATCCACGTAAAACCCGGAGACGAAGACGGTCAGCTAAAGAGCTTTTACATCTGGGGAGCCCAACTAGAAGAAGGCACAACCGCCTCTGACTACATCCCAACAGGTTCAACGATTAGTGGTGCTCCACGATTTGATCATGACCCATTGACTGGTGAGTCCTTGGGCTTGCTGGTTGAAGAGGCGAGGGTGAATTATATTGACAACTCCAACGATCTATCGCAGTGGAACCGGCCAATTTTCAGCCCAGTTTTTGATGCAAACACAACAGATACTTTATCTCCTGACGGAACCAATAATTCAACCAAGATCACAGGAGGAACCAACTCTGGAGTCTCTAGGGATAACATACTGGCAGTTTCTGCATCAACATCTTATACAGCATCGTTTTTTGTTAAAAAAGGTACAGCAGATAGTTTTAAAGTAGAGTTAGGGAATAGTGGAGACAGAGTTGCGACTAATTTCAATATCACTACTAAAGCATTTAGCAGCGTTTCCGCTACAGGTTATTTTACAAGTGGATCTGCTTCTTATGTCGATTATCCAAATGGTTGGGTGAGAGTTATTGTCTCAGGGACAACAGATGGATCTGCTTCAGGTAATATCAATCTTGCAATTTACGGAGTAACTAATGGGGCTGCTTACTTCTGGGGAGCCCAAGTCGAAGCAAACACCACCTTCCCTACCAGTCTAATCCCCACATCAGGCAGCACCGTAACGCGCTCATCTGATATCGCAACGATTGAAGGTAATAAGTTTGCTAAGACCAACCTGCTGACGTATAG